TATCGTTAATACCATTTATTAAGTAATCTAAATCTCCCCTTGACATTCCCCCACCTCCACCTCCACCCCCATTGAGAGCATCTGCTACACCAGGTCCTGCGGCGAATTGGTCTTTATTGTTTAGTGCTATGGCACCAAATGGTTTTTTAGTGACCAAAGTCATGTCACCATACATGTCGTCAGCTTTGCTAGCTTTAGCTATTGCAGTAGCCATTGCTGCTACAGCTGCTCCTGCTAAGACAAGTCCTAAAGGTCCCCCTAAAAAACTTCCACTAAATATATTAGCTACACCTCTCATTCTTGCTAATCTAAGTAAAGCTTTAGATCTAAATATCATAGCACTATAACCGGCTAGTATCTTAGGAATTTGTACTGCGGCTATAGCACCTAAGACTGCGTTCATAATATAACTATTATCTAAAACAGTGGTAATTATACTAATAATAGGGGTAAATGCCTCAACTACACTAGTTACTAAACCTTTTAATTTAATAATACTTTCATTAAATTTTTCTTGGGCTGATTGTTGCATATATTGTTGGTATAATTCTTCTCCATTTTTTACTTTTAAAAGATCTTGTAATCTACCTTCTTTTTCTAATTGTTCTATATTTTTGGCTCCTAAACTTGATAAAACTTCTCTTTCTTTAATAGAGTCTGATAATTGATTAGCTGTTAATCCTACAGCTTTTGCTAATTCACGTTGTTGAAGAACGGTCATATTAGTAAATTCTTCTGCACTTCCAAATTGTTTAGCCACTTCGGCTGCAGCAGCAGCTGTGTCCCCCTCTAATGCTAACAATCTAGCTCTTTCTAGATTAAGGTTTTTTCCTGTTAATAATTCTGCGCTTAATTCGTTTGATATACTTTGTTCAAACTCTAATAAGTTATTAGCTATACCTTCAGCGTCTCTAAGATTAAGACCAAACTGTTTAACTTTAACAACAGCTTCAGCTAATAGTTTATTATTAAATTGATATTGTGCAGCAAGTTGGCCATTGATTTTAGCTACTTCTCTTAATATCTCTCTACCATCAAGTCTTATGCCAGTTTCTTTTTCTAAAGCTACTACTTGGTCTAAAATTTCACCTGTAATATCTTCATTAGTTTTACTATTTAATATTCCTAATTTAATTAAACTAGCTGCTTCTTCTCCTTGTAAACCAACTAATTTAGTTAATTCAGTTTGGGCTATTAATTGATCAGCGGTAAAACCTGCTGTAGCTTGGGTAGCTTTACTTAATTGAAAATATGATTCTGTTAAGTTTTTAGTACTAATAGAAGCTTGATCAATATTTGCTGCTATTTGGGTGAATTGGAATTTTAAATCAGCAGCGTCATCTATACTACCACCTATAGTTTTAGCAAGTTCTACTGTTTGTTTATTACTTTCACCTAAAAATTTAATGAGTTCTTTAAAACTTAAAGCTTCAATAAATTTACCTATATTATCACTAAAAAACTTTTTAATATTTTGACCAAGGGTTTTTGAATTATTAGATCCATCTTTTAAAGCTTGAGCTAAAGCTTTTGCTTTAGTAACAGTTTGATCTAAATTAGCTATTTGTTCTTTAGAGGCTCTTATTTTATCTCTAAGTTCTCTATTTTCTCTTACAGTAAGCGTAAGATTACCATCTAAGTAATCAAATCTTTTATTTTCAAGTTCATTTAATTTTTTAGTTAAATCAACTTTTCTTTGTTCTGCTTCTCTAGCAGTTTTGTTGGCTTGTTGAACTTCTTTACTATAATCTTTAGTAGATGCAAGTAACTTTCCCCATGAAGTTTCTTGATCTTTTAAATCTTGATTATATTCTCGTGTAATATCACTTAATTCTTTTACACTATCTATTAAATCTTGTCTAATTTTTATACGAATATCACCAGTAGATTTACTAATATCTGCCATAGACTTAGCTATGTTTTGAAATTCATTATCTAGTTTATTATCAGCCATAGTGTAAATTATATGTTATAAATATAAAAGAACGAAAGGTGCTTGCGCACCTTACCGTCCATATTTAGATTCAGCCTCTTTTTGAGCGTTTTCTTGAGCTTCTTTTTGATTTTCTAAATGTTCATTTATTCTACGAATAGAGTACCTTCTTAAATAGATAGGCATATTATATACTTCAGAGTATGTAAATCCACCTCCCCCATGATAGGTTAAATCGTGTACTTCTGTGTACACTTGGATTTTATAATCAGGCGTCAGGCCAAAGAAAGTTAACGTTTAATGGCACGTTGACCCCTCTCTGCATTTCCCCGTCTGCGTCTTCATATTCAAATGTCATGTCAACGTCAGGTTGAATATCTTTAACATATTCACGGAGTGCTCGGCTATCTCTAGCGAGCAATTGTGTATCTACAAATTGGCGTATTGTTTTACGCTCATAATCACCATCTAGCGATAGAATCATATATTTTAAGCGGGTGGTTAGTTCACCTGCTTCTTGTTTCATTTTTTTAAGGCCTTTAAGTTCTTCCTCAATTTTTCTTTCGTCTGCATGAGTGAGAAGTTTAAAGGTAATTTCTTTTTTCAACACAGGAAGAGTAAAGGTAAACTCGTTGTGGTTTGGTTTTAAAAGATGTTTTTCATCTAGTTCCTTATCTTCTAATTCTGTAAGATCGATGTGGTGTGTTTCACCATTTAAATCAAATGAATAATCTTTACCATAACCTAATACACGAGCTGCGACTAATAACGCATTTTTATCGCCTATAACCAAATCACTATAATTAATCGGTGATACTATTAACGACTGAAGTAGTTTGTCTATTACAGTACCTTTTTTAATGTAAGTTTCATTTGTAAGGATATCTTCTTCTTTTGCAGTCATATACTTCATTTCGACTGAACCCTTAGCAAGTAGGCTGTCCGCAGGGTAAATTAATCCTTTTGAGGGAAGACTTACTTCTTCCGTAGGAAACATTGATTTATTTTCTTCCATAACTATTATATGTTTACATATACATATATGAATAAAAAAAGGGATCGCGAAAACGATCCCTCTTCTTTAATATATTTGACGAATATTAGTAGTTCAATATGCAGTAATCCATTGAAATTGTTAACTGGATTTCCATTGGTGTTGAGTTAGCCCAGTCACCAGTTCCGAATGATGCGTTTTGAACGAAGGCACCTTTTAATACCCACTCTTCAACAACATCACCTACAGGACCTAAAGTGTGGAATCTAACTTCTTTCTTATAGAAATCAGAGTAACCATCTCTACCTGTTACTGATTCGTGTGATAAACGTACCCATTCCATTACAGATTGTGCACCTGAAGGAGTTACAGGATCATAAAGAGTAACGTTGAGGTCTTGCCAGTCAGACTTACCCTTTACTTTTCTTTTCTTGTTGATGTGTTCTAACACAACAACTTCGTTAACATATTTAGGGCGATCTGCACTTTTAACAAGGTATGCAGGAATGCCATCTATTTGGAATAGAAATCTGTTCTGTAATTTAGGCTCGTATGCCTGGTAGAACATTTCTGCTGAACTTAATATTGCCATTTTCTGTGTTGTTTATTCGTTTGTTATAAATATATTACTCTCCAAAAGTTGCTCCAGTTGGTAAAATAGTGAAGTCGAGGATTACGAATTCAGCAGTTTTGGTTGGTTGGAGTAATACTTGACCAACTAACTGGTTTCTATCAATTACGTCAGGTGAGTTGTTTGACTCATCCATTACAACGCGGAAGGCGTAGAGACCTTGTTTTTGTTGAACACTTTCGAGGTATGGGTTAACAACATTTAAGAATCTGTTTCTTGTGTTTGCTGTGTTTTGTTCAAACACGAGGTTCTTAGCTGTGTCACCAACAAAATTCTTAAGTGCAATTAATAATCTTCTTACGTTAATGCGGTCAAGAGCACTCGCTTTTTTCTGGAGTGTTTTCTGACCAAACGCTACAACACCATTTCTTGGGAAAGTAGCAATTGGGTTAACTCTTGAATCGTATAAAGTATCACGCATTCCTGAAGTTAATTTAACTTCTGCTCTTGATACATTTAATCCACCTCTGTTCAAACCTGCTGGTGCGAACCATGGGGCAGCTACTCTATCGTTGTAAGCATAAACACCAGGCATAATGGTTGAAGCTGGTGACCATACATCTCTACCTAATTCTGAGCTTCTAACTTTAACCCAAGGCCAGTAACTACCAGCAAAACTTGTGTTTAAGTTATTTGTTTGAGCAGTAACAGTAGCTATTGTTTCATTGTATCCAACTAAGTCACCTACGAAGAATGTGTCTCCTCTATCTTCTGCTAATTCAACAAACTTATTAAATGTAGAAGTATGGTCTTGATAGTTTACACCAGGTGCAGAAATCAAGTTAAATCTAAAGTCGTCTGTATTCTTTAGGATATTGACTGCTTGAGTGTAATCTGATTCAGATAAACCTTGGTTATTACCTAAAGTGTCTGAAGTAATGTCTTCAAAGTATCTATCACGTGAAGTATCATTACCTAAAATATTACCTGTGGCACCTGAGAATGCACCAGAAGCTGGTAATGGTAATGAAGCTGAATATGATTTACCTCCTAATTCGTTTACAGT